TAATCAAATGGCTTGGAAAGTAACAACGGCACCAGTAACAGAACCTTGGACATTGTCTGAAGTAAAAAACTATTTAAAGGTTGATACATCTGCTGATGATACAATGATTACTACTTTAATTACTGGAGCTCGTCACGTTGCTGAAAGTTACCTTAACATGGCATTGATTACTCAAACTATTACTGAAAAGTTAGATAGGCTTTCAAATCCAATTATTTATTTAAGTATTTCTCCAGTTATTGCCGTTACTAATTTTCAGTATGCAGACAGCCAAAATACAACACAGACATACAATAGTAGTAATTACATTGTAGATAATTTTTCAAAACCATGCAGGCTATCTCTTGCATTTGGCAAAACATGGCCAACATTGTATGGTAATATAAATGATGTGACTATAACTTATACGGCAGGATTTAGCAGTGAGGCAAGCGGTGTACCTATGCAAATAAGACAAGCAATGTTGATGATGATTGCTGATACTTACGACAACAGAGAAGATTACGTTAGAAAGATGCCTACTGCCTCTCAATATCTTTTAGATCAATATAGAGTTCAATTATTCTAATGAGATACAATAAGAAAGAAGAAATAGGACGATTGAGAGAAAGAATATTAATTGAGCAAGTTAGTAGAACGGCTTCCGCTACAGGATATCCTACTGAATCATGGTCAACGGTTGACACTGTTTGGGGTATGGTTGATTATAAAGGTGTAAATAGAGAAGATGTGGATGGAGGTAAAATTACGGCAAAAAGTCAGATAAGAGTAACTTGTAGGTATATTACTACTGTGACAGAATCAATGAGAATTACCTACATGAATAGGAAATATCAAATTGAAAACATACAGATAAGCGAAGATAGATTGTATATGTATATGTTTTGTTCATTTAACGAAAATTACCAATGACATATATAACACAGGCTCAAATATCAAGATTAAAAAGAGCAAGCGCATCGGGAAAGAAAATAAGAGGCATTTTTGCCAATGGTTTAGCAGAAACAGTTTTAGAACTTAATGATATATTAATGAATATTACTGTTGATAAAAGGATGGATGTAATTAATGCTGGAATGCCAGCTGCAATAAATGTATATAAGTCTCTTATTCCTCAATCAAAAAAAGAACATAAAATTAGCACATTTGCAAAAGGAGTAGGAAAGTCTGGAGGTACTGCTAAATATAGATACATAGTTAAACCTGGTAACTTACAAAGGTCTATTAAAGGATTAAGCGAATTGTTAAATAAATATAAATGGACTAATGGTGCAATCGGTCCTCATTACAATGCACAACCAATAGGTTCTACTTTAAATAGTGAGCAAAAATATGATGGCTTTTACGCTCACATGATTTACGGGTCTGCCAAAGCATGGAGGCAAAAAATAGTTATGAAAGCTAAAAGTATGTCTGCATCGGTTGTATATCCTCAAATGATATTAGAGGCAAAAGAACTGGTTAAGATGTATCCTAAAAGATTTTGGGAATGATAGGAAAAGTAATATACGGGAGATTATCAACTGATGTGGCAGTGACTGGTGTTTGCGGATTACGCATCTTTCCAGATATTGCTCCTCAAAATGTTACCTATCCTTTTTGTGTTTACACAATTATCAATTCTACTCCTGTTGATTATAAAGATGGACAAAGTAATTTAGAAGAAGTACAATTTCAAGTAGATGTTTATACAAATAATTATGACACTACACAGAATTTATCAAACTCTATTAGAAATAGATTAGACAGATTTGTAGGTACAGTAAATGATATTAGTGTGCAGACAGTTAAATATATGTCATCTGATTCACAAGCATACAATGCTGATTTAAATGTTTATTGGATGAGTGTTGATTTTATGGCAAGAATGAAACGATAATTATGAAGTTAAGATTAATAAAAACGTGGAACGGCAAGCCAGTAGGCGCAACAGGTGTATTCCTTTCCGACTTTGGGAAGCAACTTGTTGCCGATGGCATTGCAGAACATCTTGACGATGACTTTGTGGTAGAAAAGATGCCAGAGAAACAAGTGCAAGAGGCACCTCAACCAATTTACATTCCTGTGCCTATGCCTATGCAGTATTTTGAAGATGAGAATGAATTGGAAAAAATTGATGTTAATATAGATTTGTCAAAAGCTAAAAAATAATAAAATGGCAACAACTGGAATAATTAATGGTACGTTGATGCGCTTGTATAAAGATTCGACTGCAATCGGTTACGCGACATCCTGCCAAATGAACATTTCTGCAGCAATGCGTGAAATTCTTACAAAGGATTCAGCAGCTGGAGGATGGAGAGAAGTAAAGAAAGGTCAGTTATCCGGCACACTGTCAACCGAGGCATTGTATGCTGGGCCTGGTGATTCTTCTACTAACTATTTGTTTGATGATCTCTTTACCGATTTAATTAGTGGTACTGCACTGACTATTAAATTTACTACAGATGTCAGCGGAGACAATGTATTTACCATGCAAGCCATTTGTACATCATTAGACCTTAATGCAGCGGTTGAAGAAAATACAAGCTACTCAGCTTCTTTTGAAGTCACAGGTGCTATTGTTAAGACTACAAAATAATTTTAAAAATTACCTAAAATGAAAACAATTAAAATAGCTAATGCGGACATACCAGTTAAGTTTGGTATGTTCGTTTTAGGTACATTTTTAAGGGAGAGGAACCTTAAATTAAGTGACCTCTCCCTCCTTGGCGAAGACCTCCTATTTGCTCTTGAACTTGCCTTTGCAGGTGTACAGGCAGGTTACAAGGCGAAAGGGGAGAAGTGTCCATATACCTTAGAAAAGTTTTGCGATTTAGTTGACTTGGATAAGGGAGGGATAAACAGGATAACGGAGCTGATAACAAATGAGATTTCAGTGCCAGAAGATCCAGAAAGAAAAAACGAGATAGCGGAGGAGGTGAGTTAACACTTGACTACATCGAAAGATTTTGTTTTGGAGTCCTTAGATTCCATCCTCCGCAATACTATGAAATGACATTAAGAGAGGTTATTATAGCCATGCAAGGTTATAATAACCAATTTGAAATAGAACAGCAATTTGAGTGGGAAAGAGCCAGGTGGCAAACTACACTTTTATTAAATGTTCATACGGCAAAAGGCAAATCAATTAAGCCTAAAGATTTGATTGAGTTTCCTTGGGAGACAGATAACGTAAAACCAACTAAAAGAAGTTTGTCAGAAGTTGACAAGTCAATTTTTGAGAAATGGGATAAAGAGTAGATAATGGCAAATGCAGCGCAGTTAAATCTTAAACTTGGCATAGATGTTTCGAGCCTTTCCCGTGAGCTCGGCAAGGTAGAAAGTAGAATGACAAAGTTTGGCGGACAAATGCAATCTATCGGCAGCACTATGACACAGTCATTAACTCTGCCATTGCTTGGTGTTGGTGCAGCTTCATTGAAAGCATTTGCTGACATGGAGAAACTGGAGAATGGATTGATTGCCATCATGGGAAGTAGTGAAGGAGCAAAGGAAGAGTTGGATAAGTTGCGTAAAGTTGCAGAGAATCCTGGTCTTGCATTGCCACAAGTTGTACAGGCTTCTGCCTCTTTACAATCAGTAGGAATGTCTGCCGATGCTGCAAGGGAAACTATAACACAGTTTGGTAATGCCATAGCGAGATCGGGAGGAGGTGCAGAACAGTTTAGCGGAGTTACATTAGCTTTAAGTCAGATAAGCGCGGTTGGTAAAGTTACACAGGAAGACCTTAATCAGATAAAAGAAAGGCTTCCGGAGTTTGCCAGAGTAATGAAAGAGGAATTTGGAACGGTGACTGCGGAAGGAATACGGGCAATAGGTGTAAGTAGTGAGGAATTTATTACGCGCTCTGTATCTGCATTAGCAAAGTTAGAAAGGGCGCAAGGTGGATTAGGAAATACATTTGATAATTTAAAAGATAATGTAACGGCATCTTTGGCTGAGTTTGGCAAAGCTATAAATGAATCATTAAATCTACAAGCCGTTGCAGAAAGTTTAAGTAAATATATTCAAGGATTAGTAGATGGATTTAAAGCCCTTAATCCAGAGACACAAGGCTTCATTGTTAAGGCTGCTTTAGTAGCTGCATCTATCGGGCCCATTATATTTATAGTAGGAAAGTTAATTAGCACATACGGTGCTTTAGCCGGAGCATCAAAACTTGTAGTACAAGGAATAGGTAAGATAAGCGATGCATTTAAATATTTAGCTGCTAATCCTACTATATTAATTGTCACGGCATCCATTGCTGCTATTGGTGCCATTGCTTTGTATGTTTATGACAACTGGAAAGCATTTACCGACAACTTTAAAAACATTTGGATAAACATTAAAAACTCCGTAATGCAGGGAGTGGCTAATGTTTTAAAAAATATTGATTATCTACAGAAAGCATTAGGGTTAAATTTATTTAATCTTGATGGTTTAACATCCTATCAAAAGGAACAAAGAATAGTAGCTACAGAGTTTAAAAGTATTGGAGATACAGTTGATAGTTTAAAAGGCAAACTTGCATCATTGTTTACCACTGGTGCAAAAGCTACAGGTGGCGGTGGTGGTATTACTGCACCAACTATGCCGACAGAACCAAGTGTTACTACTCCTACAGGTGGCGGTGGTGGTGGAGCAGGTTCTGCTGCCTCAATGGGTGCAGGTTTAGGTGTTATAGGAATTTTACCGACATTAGATTTACTTCCAGATAAATTAGAAAGTATATCAGCTGCAAATGAAAGATTAAAACAAACAAATGAAGATGTAGCTAATTCATTTAATAAAATTGCACCAGTGGCAAAAAGTGCATATGATTCATTAGGACAAGGTCAACAAATTATTGCTGCAAGTATATTAAGTTTTGGTGAATTAGCAGCAAGTGGATTTGAAAGTATGAAAGAACTTGCAGCAGCTGTACGAAAAAGCATTGCTGATATAATTGCTAATTTTATTAGAATGTATGTAGCAAAAGCATTAGCATCTGTACCATTATCACCTTTCATGGTGGCTATTGCTCCTGCTATTGCTGCTGCTGCTGGTGGTGTAGCAAGGTCATTAATAATGAAAATTGGAGCTCCCAAACTTGCTGAAGGCGGCTTGGCATACGGGCCAACTATGGCAATGGTAGGAGATAACAAAAACGTACGAGTTGACCCGGAAGTAATTGCACCTCTATCAAAGTTAAAAAGCATGATGGGAGACATGGGCGTAGGTGGCACACTGGAGACAAGGATAAGCGGAAATGATTTAATTATATTGTTAAATAGGTCTCAAAAGGGTCTTAGCAGAATACAATAATGGCTGTAAGGTTTGAAACGACTGTATATAATGAAAAAGGCAGAAAAATAAATGTTGCTATAAAAGACAATGTTTTTTCTGGTATGACATATTCATTTGATACTATTAGCCTGTCATTACAATACGATAGCGAAAGCCAACAAGGAGCTGAAAGATTTACTCCTATAATCGGATCATCCTGCAATTTATCATTACTTATAAATAATAACGATTTACAGACTTTACTTCTTGATATTGGATTAGCAGTTGAGGGTAGGTTTACAATGCATTTAACTGCGTACGAAGATGACAATACAACAGTATCATTTAATTGGTATGGTTATATAGTTACAGATTTAGTTCAATTTGAAGACATCCCTTTGTCTATTGGTTATGTTGCTCAAATATCTGCCATTGATGGTTTAGGATGGCTAAAAACATTGGATTACAAAAGTGCAGTAGGTCCTTACAATGGACAAGACACAGTAGTACAACATATATTAAATTGCCTTAATCAACTTGATTTTGTTCAGAGTGAACTGGTGGCAAATAGCTTACCAGTGCTTCACACGGTATTTAATTGGAATGAGAATACAACTGCTTATAGTGCTGGTAATGATTACGCATTACTGACAGTTATACAGCATAGGGCATTTTATCATAAGGATACAAAAAACAACTACATATATCAAAGTTGCTACGATGTTTTAAAAAAGATATGTCAAACCTTTGGCGCAAGATTAATATTTTCTGGTAATCAATATTGGTTTATTCAAGTTAACGAATATGCAAGAAATCCTTCAGCTCACAGATATTTTAAATACAGTGCTTTAGGAGTACAGGTATCTGGTACATTTACTTTTGATTTTACTATGTCTAATATACAGACTAATTTACCAGGAAGTGATTTAATGAGATTAAGCGGAGGTAAATGGACATATTATCCTGCACTAAAAAATGTAGTTGTTAGATACAATCACTTTGCTAAACAAAACCTATTAGCCGGAGTAGAATATAACTATGCTACTAATGCCACACCAATAACAACAATCACTCCGACATTAGACGCTACAAATGCAGATGCAAGATTATCATACACAGGAATACTTGGCTTTTATGCCCAGGCTTTAAATCCTGTAAACTTTGAGCCTTTTCAATTTGTATTTGCTGTAAAGGTAGCATCTATTATTAATAGCTTTCCATTGCAAGGTTTTGCCGATGCTAACTGGACATTGGGCAGCGGTTGGTTTATTAATAATGGAATACTTGAAGGTACAATAATAGCAACGGTAGCATAC